TATGTAAAGCAACTGCACTACCTGCATCAAACTTAGGTAGTATAGAGATTCCTTTTAGAGGAAGAACACTTAAAGTTGCTGGAGACAGAACATTTGATGATTGGACAGTTACAATTATCAATGATGAAGACTTTAAACTCAGAACAGCATTTGAAAGATGGTCAAATGTTATGAGTAGACTAGATGATGCTACTGGTGTTACTAGCCCAACTTCTTACATGACTGATGGTTATGTACAACAGTTAGGTAGAGGTGGACAAATTGCTGCAGCATCAAATGATGGTGGTGAATCATCAGTTCTTAGATCTTATAAGTTCTTTGATGTATTCCCAGTTACAGTTGGTGAAATAGCACTAAGTTATGACACAACTGATGCTCTAGAGGAATTTGATGTAACATTCAGATATCAGTACTTCACAATTGGTAATTCTGCTCAATCTAGTGGTGGCACTGGAGAGGTATTGATTACTTAATAAATAGTGCTATAATAGTATAATAAAATAAGAATATACCATGGCGAGACTATTTGGATTCTCCATTGAAGATACAGAAAAGACACCTGCTGGCGTAGTATCTCCAATCCCTCCCAACAGACAGGATGGATCGGAGTATTACGTCAGTTCTGGTTTTTATGGTTCATATGTAGATATTGAAGGTGTATATAAAACTGAAAATGATTTACTTAGAAGATATCGTCAGATGTCTTTATATCCAGAATGTGATAGTGCTATTGAAGATATTGTAAATGAGGCAATTGTATCTGATACTCATGATAGTCCAATAGAAATAGAATTATCAAACTTAAATGCTAGTGATGGTATAAAGAAAAAGATTAGAGAAGAGTTTAAATTTGTATGTGAACTTCTAGATTTTGATAAGAAAGCACATGAAATTTTCAGAAACTGGTATATTGATGGTAGATTATATTACAATAAAGTCATAGATCAAAAAGATCCACATGCAGGTATTCAAGAGTTAAGATATATTGATGCTTCTAGAATGAAGTATATACGCCAGATAAAGAAAGGAAAACCTGGTGATCAAATACAAAGATTAGCAAGTCAGGATGTTCAAGCTTTTCCTGGTATAGAGGAATACTTTATGTACACTCCTCAAGGATCAACTACACCATATACAACTGCTGGTGGAAATCCAGCAAAAGGAATCAAGTTAACAAGAGATTCTATTTGTTATTGTACATCTGGACTTGTAGATAGAAATAAAGGAACTACATTATCTTGGTTACATAAAGCAATCAAACCATTAAATCAGTTAATGATGATTGAGGATAGTCTTGTAATTTATAGATTATCAAGAGCTCCAGAGAGAAGAATATTCTATATTGATGTTGGTAATCTTCCAAAAGTAAAAGCAGAACAATATCTCAGAGATGTGATGATGAGATATAGAAATAAGTTAGTATATGATGCTAATACTGGTGAGATGAGAGATGATAAGAAATTTATGTCAATGATGGAAGATTTCTGGTTGCCTAGAAGAGAAGGTGGTAGAGGAACTGAAATCACAACATTACCTGGTGGTCAAAATCTTGGTGAAATTACTGATATTAATTACTTCCAAAAGAAATTATACAGATCATTAAATGTACCAGAAACTAGAATTGCTGGTAGTGATGCTGGTTTCTCATTAGGTAGATCATCTGAAATTTTAAGAGATGAAGTTAAATTTAGTAAGTTTGTTGGTAGAATGAGAAAGAGATTTACACATCTCTTTAATGATATTTTAAGAACACAATTACTTCTTAAAAATGTTGTTACTCCAGAAGATTGGGATATTATGAGTGATCATATTCAGTATGATTTCTTATATGATAATCACTTTGCTGAACTTAAAGATTCTGAACTTTTACAAGAGAGATTAAATCTTGCTGGTGCTGCTGAACCTTATGTTGGTAAATATTATTCTGCTGATTATATAAGAAGAAAAGTTCTTAGACAAACTGATCAAGAAATAATAGATCAAGATAAACAAATTAAACAAGAAATAGCAAAGGGAATCATACCTGATCCTAATGCTCCAGTTGATCCAGCTACTGGACAACCTATCCCACAAACCAATGGAGTTCTTGGTAAAAACACCTTAGAACCTGAAGTTGAAGAAGAAAAATCTGAAGCTCCAGCAACTCCATCTGGTGGAGAGATATAAATAACCTTATAAGACTACATTTATTGATATGGAAGAACTTATGGATTTGCTTGTGAATGATGAATCACCCTCACAAGTAAGCGATAAAATAAAAGATATTCTCTACTCTAAGAGTGCAGAGAAGATTACAAATGTAAGACCAGAAGTTGCATCATCATTATTTGATGATGGAGAAGAATTAGAAGATTCTGAAGAAACAACTGATGAATTAGAAACTGAAACTGAAGAGGAATCTGAGGTAGAGGATCAAGAGGAATTAGAACCTGTAGAATAGAGTTCATAATTGCTAAATAACGTATAGGATTAAAGTAACCTTATAAAATAATGGCATTACAACCCGTTGGAAGTGGATCATCAATAGCTAGTGGAGCATCTGCATCTCACGCAAAATTCGCACATAAAACTGATGTAGTGAGAGTTTATGCTGATGGATGTACAGCAACTGTTGCTGTTGGAAATACTGCTGTTGCAACAGCTACTGATTTCATAGTTCCAGCAAATCATGAGCCTGAATCTATTAACATAGGAAGACCAAGTGCTCAAAGAGTAGTTGGTGTAACAACTACAGCCACAACTACTATTATTGATTTTCCAGAGGGAACTGGTGCACCATTTTATGTTGGTCAAAGAGTAAGTTTAACTGTAACTGATCCTCAAAATAGACATTTTGAGTTTACAGATAAACCAATTGCAAGTATTAATAATACTTCTAATGTTGGTGGTTATTTTGGAACAAGACTAGTAGTCACACATAATTATGGTGCTATAGTTGGTGTTCATACAGCATATATTAGTTCAGAAGGTCAAACTGCTGAATTAAGAGATGTGGTTCACATTTCTGCTTTGGCAAAACCAAATGGTCATGGTCTTGCTGCAACAGGAGCAGTTCATTTCCAACAAGTTCAAGTTACCAGTGGAGCATAATGAAACTTATTAGAGAAGAAATAGAATCAGTTGATTTCATTGTTGAAGAACGCAATGGTAAAAAGTCAATGTATATTGAGGGTATTTTCTTACAAGGAGATATTCAAAATAGAAATGGAAGAATGTATCCAATAGACACCTTAAGAAAGGAAGTTCAAAGATATAATGAATCTAATATTGTGACAGGAAGAGCACTTGGTGAACTTGGACATCCAGATGGTCCTACTGTTAATCTTGACAGAGTTTCACATAAAATTGTTTCTCTCAAAGAGAATGGAAGCAATTTTATAGGAAAAGCAAAAATTCTCAATACACCAATGGGAAATATTGCAAAGTCTCTCATAGATGAGGGAGTAAAACTTGGTGTTTCATCAAGAGGAGTTGGTTCTTTGAGACCAACAAAAGAAGGATATAATGTTGTTAGTGATGACTTCATGTTATCCACTGCTGCTGATATAGTAGCAGACCCTTCTGCACCTGATGCTTTTGTTGAAGGAATTATGGAAGGAAAAGATTGGGTATGGGATGGTGGTGTTCTTAGAGAACAACAAATTGCCAAAACATACAAAACAATCAACACTCTAGTTGATAAAAAACAACTAGATGAAAATAAATTAAATGTTTTCAACAATTTTCTAAATTCGTTGTAAAATTTTAATCTACTAAATAAATATAGATTTAAGTTAAATAAATCCAAATGTCTCGTGGTACAAAATTACAAGAAATGGAGCAATCTAAAACTGCTGTGAATGCCAACGCTGCACCTGCTGATGCAATGCCTAAAGCAAATGCATCTGGTGTCGTAGCACCAGGTAATACAGCCCAAGTAGAAGACCTTGGAGGTCCTACACCCCAAAATTACAGACCAGATGATGATTCTGCCAAGTTAAAAGAACCTGGTGCAACTCTGAAACAGGTCAGTGATGTTATTACTAAAAATGCTGCAAAAGCAGATGCAATGCCAACTGGCAATGCAACACCTGGCACACTATCTCAAGGAGATGAAGTGGAAATAGAAGACTCACAAG